CCGATATTTCGCGCAAGAGAGACCACATTCTCTCTTAATGTGGCACTATCAATGAAAACTTCGTTAGCCACCATATTGGCGTTATACGAAGTGATGTATGTATTATATGCTAACGTGTCAATTAAGACCGAAAAGTTCGATCCTTCAAAATCAAAGTCCGTAAAATTGGAATTTGCACGCAGATAGTCCTTTATCTGCGTTTTAATTTGATCAAAATCTAGATTTGAGAACTTTGTGAGTGGCATTATCTTGTTGCTTGAAGAATAAACTCTAATTGTACGGGCGTTCTAGGTTGCCCGACGATAAAATACGAAATTAAGACGTTGTAACCATTATTATCGTATTCAGGAGTCACTTCAATCGTGTTAATTTCTACTCTTGGTTCAAAATTTTTGATCGTAATGTCAATTTCTTTCTTAATAATCGTTGCTGTACCGAAATCTAGCAGTTCAAACAGACTTCTAGAAACCCTAGAACCTAAATCAGGTTGAAATGGCCTCTCTCCAAGGGATGTAAGGACTAAATTTCGTATAGAACGTGAAATAGCAGTCTCATTCGAGATCGAAACCAGATCGCGAGTGATCGGATGCTTCAAAAAAGACAACGAAATGTCCTTAAATCTACGTGAGACTGCTTGTGGCACTACTTATCGCCAGAATATCTGTCTTATTTAGTACGAAATTAGGAAGAAATTCCAGAATTTACTCTTTCTTCTCCGGTTTCCCAGAAATATTCGTCGGTATCACCGAGTCTTCCCCATCGAACTCCATTCTCAACTTGATAATATTCCGTAGAGACCTTGAAATCGGGCGTAAGTGGCGTTTCAGGGGTGATTGAGAGGTCATAAATTCGTGTTCTATTGTTGGGATACAGTGCGTATTGCCCATTTTCTAGTTCAATGCAGTTATGTGACTTGTGTTCTTGTGGAATTTCACTTACATTACAGTCAATAATGTCGTGATCAGGGTGGTAGTTGTCCAGAGTGAAGAGATATTCCCCTTTCAGATTACCATAGTTACGTGTTCGGACCTCAAAATCCATAGATCCGATGAATTGTTTCTCGATACAGCGGACTCCATAGTCCATACAGTTCCAAAATTGAAGGTTTGGAAGGTCCAGATCGGGGTCAGGTGTGACTGGTTCCGAGACAAAGGCACTGATGGGCAACTTATCGAACATTGCACCATACTCAGGCAGGTAAGTCTCAAAATAAAAAGCGCGTCCAGGAATCGACTTTGCCGATACCCAGACGCCTTCTACAAACTCACCATGCCCGTCCTTCAAGTCTCTTAGATATTCCTTACGAACCCACACCTTATGTGCAGGGAGATTGATGACGAGTTGACTCATTGTTTACCTTCCTTGTCCTCGATAACGCTTACGAGCCGAGTTACGCGAGCTCGCGGCATATTTAGAGTGTTTTCCTGTCCCCTGACGAGTTTTTTTGGGACGGGACTCAATCATGTTTCCCCCAGTGAGGGATTGCTTCATTTTTGCCATAATCAGATAACGCGAGTTTTTTCGTGACCAACACGGATACGGGGATCAACCCAAATGTCAAATCCAGCATTGATAGCATCAAGACAGAAGGAGACATCTTCTCCACACATATCCTGAACTTCACCAGATTCAAACTGCTGCATCTTCGGAGCAAACCAAGGATACTTCATCTCCTTGTTCTCAAAGACGCCTTTCTTGATCATCACCCATCCGAAACCAATGTAGTCTACCGTGAAGGGTTTGCGCCGCTTCGAGATAGATTCCAGAGTTTCGTGATTCATGACACCACCATTCTTGCGGAAGTCATTCTCTTCCAACCAGTGAGCACAGGAAGTGGTCTTACCATCCTCAGTGCAATACCAACCAGAAACAATCTCTTTCTCTGTGCCATCCTCAGAAACCGCAAGATCGCACAGTTGCCAGAACTTGGTCGTGTCAAATACAATGTCACTATCAATCCACAACTGATAGTCATATTGCAGTTTACCATCCCAGGGAATCTGATCAGGTCCGCGAAGTACATTCGCACCCAAGCACTTGCAACGTGCAAAGTTAACCATGGAAGAGTAGTCCTGACTGATCTGGATACTCATACCATTCTGAACCATGTCAAAACAAAGTTGAACAAAGTTCTTTAAGAACACATATGAAACACCACGACCAGGCAAACAGAACACAATGCTCTTACCTTTCATCCGTGCTTTGATTGCATCAATGTCAAACTCCTCCTTCTTCTGAGCTGGGGGAGTCTTTGCCTTTACTGTAAATCCTTTTGCCATAAGTTTGAATAACCTACAATTCAAGTCTAAGTGACTATTTAGTTTTTGTCAAGAGATGGAATCTCTTAGTAGGACGCCTCTGGTCCATGTTCTAGAAGCACCTTCTCATAACTGAGATCCTCTACTTCATATTCAGTTTTCATGAGACCCACCATACCTCTTAGGGTCTCCCATTTACTTTCAAAGTCTTCTCTTTTTAAATTATTGAAAAGACATTTCTCTTTTGCGTAGATGTGAAATCTATACTCGCTGATAGTCATCTTTAAGTCTAACGATGTCCTCTTCATTACAACGAGATCCTAACTGGACCTCTATAATAGTTATGCCGTTCTCACCGCCCTTTAAGCGGTGCTGCTCGCCTCTCAGAATGGTGTAAGTGTCATGTGCTGTGGCATAATGCACATCATCTCCAATAGTGACATAACCACTACCCGTTACTACCGTCCAGTGCTCTGCACGATGGTTGTGGTACTGTAATGATATTTGTTGGTCAGGATTTACTACAATCCTCTTAACCTTATACAGTTTAGTTTCTAGGAGATTCTCATAATAACCCCAAGGGCGCTCAAATTTCTCCGCGAAATTTTTTTCCATCTGTAAACCTAATAGGACCTTTTCCTACCCAAAAAAATTTTTGAGATGAAGTATATTTAGCTCGCGATTTGGGTTCGTTGTAGGTTAGGGTAGTTAGCGTTTTTATATACGCCTAATCGCGCCGCGCCCCGATATCAACGAACGCCGCATAACTGCCGCACTGTCTAACAGTAACTGTCGAGTGCAATTATAACATTTTTCAGAGAAACTGTCAACCCCTTAGTGATACGCTGCCTCCCAGAGTTCTTCTACTTCTTCTGACAAATCTTCCACAGTGACTGTCAAGTTCTCACCACCTTGGATGTCAAAAACCTTGTGAAAATCAATCTGATGTACATCAAAATCCGCGTAAACATCGAAGTCCAATGTAACACGAATCTGCTGCTTTTCTGCGTGGCTGGTGTTCATCGGAGTGGTGGTGAGTTCCTCTGTATTATATAACAATCGCGGAGGACTGTCAAGTGGTTTGTGTGTCCTTCTGTGAATTTCTGCGGGGTGGTAGTTGACAACGGGCGCTCCTCATGTTACGCTCGCTTAGATCACTAAACCTCAGCACATTTCCACAGGTTTCATATACTTTTCCACACACATTGTGGAGAACGTATAAACAACGGGAACATATTTATAAAGGCATTTTTAAACGTTTTTTCCGCAATATACGTCCCAATTTGTATCATTTGGTACAATATTCTCGATAACACATTGGACCGCATCTATGCCATAGACTGTTACTTTCTGGGTGGAAATAAACCCTGGTTTCTTCTCACGTTTCCAGACAACAGTATAGGCATCACTATCACGAATGGTGGACTGATTGGCGAGACTTGACATAAGTGAGTTCAGAGAAATTGTAAGGGAAACATACTACACAACAGTGAATCTTTTTGTGCAGTTCTTGTCTACTAGCAAGGTCACAGTAAGGTTTATCTTTGACAGATATTTCAATCGTTATGTACTCATCGCATTTGAAATATACCCATCCTTCGATGTCATTCCATTTAACGTAATCATTGATTTGTGGGTCATACATAGAGGGCAAATTCCAATGGGTTTAAGTTTAACCTCATTGCAGTATAATTGCGCGTCTGTGTAATGTCAACCTCTTTGCCTACTGTTTTACAATTAACAGGGGAAAAGTACGTTCTGGTTTTTGTGTTGTAAAATCCCCAGATTGATTTGGGAGTGTCACTGGTATAAGAAAAGATGCCATGATTACAGATCCAGATAGCAAGAAGATTACGCTTGAATTGTTTAACTTCATAAGAGAAACCTTTGGGTGGTTTGTGTATGAAATCAGAGGGTAATTCTAGTTCCATCCTGTTGACTCATCAGGAACATTGTCCTCATCGTTATCATCAATGAGATCAGGGTAATACTCTTCTACCTGTTCAATTAATTCATCCACAGTATACTTGTCGAACTCAACATCCATGTAGTCGTATAAGATTGCCATCATATCTTTGATGTCCATGTCATCTAAAACACGGTTGATATATGCTGCTTGAAGTTGATCACGATCCACGATGTTTTCAGTCACAGGAAACTTATTGGGATGAATTGGGGAAATCATAGTAACATCAACCTCCGTAGACTTCTTCTGCCATGGGAGTATCAGTCCCAAACATTTGCTCGAAAAGATTACCTTCGGAGCAATCGTTAATTAACTCTTGACGCTTGCGATAGAGTGCATTAAGGCAGTTTTGTGCGTTCTCTAATTGTATACGCAGTTTGGAAACTTCATCACGCAGATCACACATTTCATGTTCGATTGCGTTGACTTGTTGTTAAGGAAAAGGTTTCATGTTTGGAGATTGAATGATAGTGAGTTTAGAAAGTGATTCGGAAATGTTCATTCACCGTGAAAGGCAAAGTGTGCATCAACAACGAAATCAATGACTTCATCAGTTGCATTTACGTCATGACGATCGCAGAACCAATCGACACAATCATCAGCAGGCAACATAGTGTCAAACATGAAATCTTGGAGATCAGTGAGGTTGGAAGTGGAAAAGAGGTTTGTTTTGTTCATGATGGTATCATTGCACAGATTGCTGCCAAAATCAACCGGTCTTGTGCCACTTCCTAAACTGGTTTCCTACCTCACCAAAATGTAAATTCTTCGAGGTAATATCGGGCACTGATACCCAACTCCGATGCATTTGTCATGATCTCATTCACATCGTCCTCAGTCAGTCCATCAACAACCTCGGTCAAGAAGTGCATGTCTTCTTCAATAGTGGTTTCGTACATTTTTTTCAGACAGTGTAGTTTTCTTGGGCAAATTCATCGCATTGAATGTTCATCTCTTTATCATTGAGAAACTCTTCAATCGTTTCATCGTTCATCCAATTTTCATGAATTGCCATCAATTCTTGGTCCAGTTCGAGTGCAATAGTGCAGGGATCTTTCATTAGAAAATGTTGGTCCAGGATGAATGTTGTGCTTTGGTGATTCTACCGTCGTCCAGTAGATTATCACAAACGCGGCAGAAAACTTCAAACTTTTCTAATCGCGTCATCTTAGAATCAATGCCGTTGGCAGTCTCACCAACGACACGAATCACAGTCTTTTTAAGCATGATGTATCAGGCAAAAATGTAACCGTTGTCGAAATCACGGACCACATTGTTGTCACGAATGTACCACTGAAAGTCCTTCTGAAAGACACCATCAGTGACTGCATTGCAGAACTCATTGATGATAACGTTGAGACGAGATTTAGTGGTGTTAGTCTGCCAACCGCCATCAAAGATTTGAACGAAGTCATCACCAACCTCGGCAATTTTGTTGCCGTGAAGACGAACGACGGAGACTTCATTCTCTTCGTTGAAGTGAACCGAAGTGTTTGCAGATTGCCAATCTTTGTTGTTGTTGATTGCGGCAATCATTTGTGCTTCGATCTTACGCATGAAAGGAGAGTAGAAAGGGTTTGGAGTGTGGTGGGGTGCTGTCCCCTCCACTCCTATAAGATACACGATTTTGGGGTGCTGTGGGGGATTAGTGGACACCTTGCCGACTGGCACACCATTTGTTGTATAGAATTCCCTCCATATGATACGCTTGATCTTCACGAACTTCGTCACTGATTAGACCTTGTTCGTTTTGCACGACGTGGCAAAGTTCATGCAGCAATGTCACAACGTAATCATATTCATTCAATTTGTTGTGAATCTGGATGAACTGTTCTTCACCATTAACCTCCGTAAATCCGCAGGCATTGTCATCACTTAGGTCAGTATGGTAAATCTCAACGTCGCTCTCAATTTCATACAAATCAGTAAAGAACTTGTAAACGTCCTCAGCAATAGCTTTGTGAGGAGATTTGCCGGAAGTGAATAACATCAGTTTGCGGGTTCTGGGTACTTGAAGGATTTAAGAATTTCTTGAAAGTCTCTCTGCTCAACCTCATCGAACTCGTATTCTTGCTGTTCTAAGCAATAAGTAATCAGATCAATTTGGTCAGGTGAGAGTGTAACTTTGAGCATTGCCTTTGATAGTGTTGACTCCATCATTTTACCTGAATTTGCTCCTTTTTGCAAATAGTTTGAATGTACGTTTTTGCTGTTTGATGATTACGAAAGCGGCGCATTGCGTTCTTAGTTCCTAACTCAGTCAGAGCAACATATCCTGCCTTGTTGATAGGCATTGCGACATGATTGCCGCACTTGCATACTATCGGCGGGTGAGGATCGAAGATCTGAGTGTTCATGCGTATTGTAATTGTCCTACCTCTTTGACAGAAAAGTTGTTGAGATCATCCATTGTGACGTTGTAATTAGGGGGCAGAATACTGCGATCCTCTCTCAGTTGCCACCAATCATTGCCCTGAGCAATAACAGCGAAACCGAAACATCCTGCCATTGGCATCATGTAAAGACCATGCTTTTCTGCCATAGCTGCTGATGCAAACCCTCGTGCAGTTATGGTCCAATCAGAACCAAAGTACGCACAAATAAAGTCAGTGTTGTTCATAGAGTCGTGAAGATGTTCTTTAATAAGTGACATAAAATCAGCAGGCAGCGGGCATGTATTGTTGTGGTTCAGTCAGGAAATCTGTCACCTCATAACCATGGA